GTATTCGTCAGGCTTGTCCTGGTAGATGCCCAGTTGCGTGGCCAGCATGTCCTCTCGCGTCACCTGGGTCATGCCCAGTTGCGCGCTAATAAGGCCCGACATGCGCTGATAGTGCTGCTGGGCCATCCGTTCGGCCTCGGAATAGTAGTTGCGTTGGGAGCTTAGCCGTTCGTTCTGGAGGCGCGCCTCTTCCTCACGGGCCTCTTGGTTGATCCGCACCTGCGTCTGCAGCGTCTCTACCACGCGCTGATGCCGTGCCTCAAAGCCCGCATCGGCCAGTGGTGCAAGCTCGCGCCCCTGATACGGCCCTTCTTCCATAAAGCGCTGCGTCTGCAGNGCGTTGGCCATACCGCCGGCGGCGGTTGCTACGTTGCGGAGGGCGTCAGCGTAGGACGCGGCCCGTTCCTCGGCCCAGGCCATCGCTTCTTCGTGTTCCGCGGAAGCACGCGCCGCCTCACGTTCTGCCGCGGCCTTTTCGTCTACGCTGGCCCGAAGCTGCTGCGTGCGCTCATCGTACTCTTGCGCGGCTTGGGCGTAGGTCTCCGCCGACATCGCCACGCCGCCCATCAGCTCGTTCAGGGAGACGTGCAAGGCCTGTACAGATTCAATGTACTGCTCGCGGGTTATGGCCCCGATGCCTTCCTGATACTCTAGGGTAACTAGCGCGGCTTGATATTCCTGCATAGCCTGCGCGGTGGATCTGCCAGATTCCTCCGCCTCACTGAGCGCTTGGGCCGTTTCCGCATGGGCCGCGATAGCCTCACGCCGTACTGCCGTATATTCCCGCACTCTGGCCGTCAGGTCGCGGTACAGCCCAGCCATGCCGTCTACAGAGCCGGATTCCTGTACCATCTCGGCCACTAGCTGGCCCGTTGCCAGTCGCAGGTCCGCCTTGGCCGCTTCTAGCCCGTCTAGCATATCCTGCATATCACGGCCGGCGTCCTCAGCCGCTAACAGGCTTTGCGTCACGTCGTCTGACATGATCTGCGCCAAAGCCGCGGCGCGCTTTTCCGCTTCAGTTAGCTCGGACGCCGCCTTGCCAATCTGGTCGGCGTAGGCCGCATAGGCTTCTTCAGCGTCAAATACGATGCCCAGGTTGCGGAGCATCAGTGGGTTCAACTGGCCTAGTCCGGTCACAAGACGCTGAAAGTATTCCTCTGTGCCCATACCGACCGCGCCCGCTCGGGCCGCTGCTACTTGCAAGATCTGGGCCATTTCCTCGGCGTCATCGGTCACGCCCATAATCATGGCCCGTGACGCCGCCTCCATGAGCCCCAGCTCGCTGACGCTGCCCTTGCTGGCCTCACGCATGGCCTCCAGCATCCGGTCGGCCTCGTTGGTCATGGCGCGGAACCCGCGCTCAACGCCCTCAGCCTGTGCGCCGACCGCGGCCAACTCCATAGTGACGCCGCTTATCTGCCGTGCCAGCATCACTGCTCCGCCCACGCCTACCAGCCCCCCAATGCCGCCCAAACCCTGCGCGATAGACCGCGAGGCCTGATCGACCTGGGTCGACATGCTGGCTGCCGTTCGTTTCATGGTCTGGTCAGCCTGGCGCATGTTGCGTTCGTATTCGCTTATGTCCGCGCCGACTGTGGCCTGCAGCCGTGCGGCGTCTTGTCCGCCGCCTCCGCCCCCGCCCAACAGTCCGCCCAGAAGGCCCAGCATCAGCTACCCCTCTCGTTCTTGAGTCGCGCTATCTCGGCCTCACGGAGATCATGTACATAGCGGTCATAGCCCACCCACTCGGCCAATTCGTCGGTACCCATCTCGCGCCGCAGTTGGCGCACGGTCATCCCCAGCCGCTCGGCCAGGCTATGCTCCATCGCTTTCGTCGGATGTGTCACGAAAGCTGGCCTCCGCTTCCTCGACCGCTGCCTCCGAGATACCCCCCCTTGGCGTCAGACCTGCCAAACCGTTGATTTCCCGAAACAGCGCGTCGACGATGCCGGACGGCAACCGCCGCAGCCGCTTGGCGTCGTCAAACGATAGCGCCGGCTCTATCACGCAATGTGTCAGCAACAACGCCTGCCAGCGCGCCTGGTCAAACGTCGCGCTTTTGTTGCGCCCTATCTGCCAGCACTCGGCGCGCATCCGTTCCGCTTCGTCCAGCGAGGGGGGGCGTATGCGGAGCGTGCCCAGGCCGTCAATCATGACCTCCTGAGCACGTTGCTCCGCCGTCGGCAACGCAAGCAGTTCCTCTAAGGTAACAAGCTTGCCCATTATGTGAACAAGCCCCTGGTCACTTCGCCGTTGATGACACAGTTGATGTTCTGTCGCACCGCCCGTTGCGAAGGCGCAGAGATGCCGAGGTCGTCAGGAACATGTTGCCACTGTAGCGCACGTTGCCCGCCGTATCGCCCTGCGGCCCAAATACCCATGTCACATGCGTTAAGGACGTCACCGCGTCCCACACCTCATCGTCAAAAGCTGGATCATAGACGCAAGCCGCGTTTAGCGCCGCGCTGATAACCCCGGCCAGCCGATAGCCCCACTGTAATCCGTAGGTGTTGATGTCGTCCGTGGCGCGCTCAAAGTTGAGATCGCTACTTTCCACATACTCTGAGATATCCTCTCCACCGATCTCCAGATAGGCGAGGGATCCCATTCCAATATCGAGAGTCATAGTGCCTCCTAACTTCTAATGTCTGGCGAATGCCGCAAACCATGTGGCCGTCGGGTTGGTCCCGTCCAACGTCCAGATGACCCGGATATACTGCTCTACGCCTCCGATCTCTGCGTCACCATCCACCGTTGCGTCTGTGATCGACCCCGTTACCGCAATAGTCGTTTCGTCGGCCATGTCATCGTAGCTGCTGCTATCGACCGTATAGACGCCGTCGTTGCCGGTGCTGTTGGCCACAACGAAACAGACGCCTGGCGCAAAATGCTGCGTCCAGTCGCCCGCGATGTCTAGCTCGTCTGCGACGGTATCCACGCCCACGATGTCACGCGCCCCGGTCGGCATCAGCTCTAACTTGAGCGCCCCCGGCTCGTCTAGCACCTCCATTACGGCTAGCGGCTCCCAGGCCAGATCATCGCCGCTATGCTGAAACGTCACGGTTAGCTCCGGGCCGGTGCCGCCCATGTCGCTACAGAACACATAGCACGCTCCGCCAGCGTCCGAGCCCGCCCCATCGTCGATGCTGCTCGAGGGCGAGGTGCCGCCGACGCCCATCGGCCGGATGATGCATCCCCGGTCTAGCCGTCCCGTGCCTAGGTGCCCGAACGGGATCCGCACAATGTCGTTGCTCGGCGCAGTGATACTGTGGTTGCCCTGCATTGATTCCCCACAGTAGACGGCATAGCCTGCCAGGTCGCCGCCCGGGACGAACGCATACAGCACACGCTCCGCCGACTGTATCTCGGCCCAATGGTGCTCGGCGTTCTCATCGTCGACATAGGCCGCACCGCTCATGCTCAGCGTCACCGACCTAATACCCGCCGCCCTGTTGGTAGTCTGTGCGGCCAACGGCGTATGTTCAGCCGTCTGGCGCTCTATCGTCTGGTCTACCTGCTCGACGTAGTAACTCATGTCCAGACCGCCGATATAGAGCCGCGCCCGCGATCCGTGTATCCCAATGGTCATCGTCACCCCCTAACTCAGCACGATCTCGAATGATGTGCCGACCTGATTCAGCATCACGCCGTCTGCGTCCCGCTCGGCCATGTCAGGCATGTCGCCCAGGCTCGTTATCCGGTGGCATGTGTAGCCCGTCACCGTCAGCGTTTGCAGCTCCAACAGCGTCTTGGCCCGCGCGATAGCCGACCCGATAGCCGCCTTGCTCTCGCCCTTTGCCACGGCCACGATGTCATAGTGGTAGCGGCGCAGGATCCGATGCTGATAGCTGTACTGTGGCGGAGCCTCGGCGGTCTTGCGTACCCGCAGATACGGGTACGCCGGCGCGGAGATCCCCGCCGTATAGACGGCCGACACATGGGACATCAGCGCCGTATCCCCGCTCAGTAGCGTGTGTAGGGCTACTTCTAGCGCGTTCATACCTGCCTCAACAGCGCCGCAAGCCCGTCGTAGTACGCCTGGCGAAAGCGCTCCACGGCCGGCCGTAAGAACGGGCGCGCCTCGATAGTTGGCGTGCCATACTCCAACAGAGCCGCATGTCGGGCGCTGAAAAACACCGCCCACAGATTCTGCGCCAAGCGCTCGGCTCCGCCGCTATTGGTCAGCGTCCCGGTATCCACCGCCGGCGGCTCGCCCGGCGCGCTGGCCTGATGCGTGATGTTCCCGCGCTGGTAGATGCGCCCGGTGTGTGGCCCCGCCGCCATCAGATTCTTGGCATGGGCCAGGATGTTGTAGGCCGTGTGCCCGGTGAGATAGTCGGCCCGCTCCCGCATGGCCGCTGGCATCTCACCGAACCGGTTGTAGACGATCTGTACTTTGCCTCTCACATGACCTCCACACACACAGCCCTGACCGCCGTTTCCCACTCGCCCCCTGACGCAATGCCCAGCACCGAAAGCGTATCCCCGTCGATGGTCAGCATGTCTCGCGCCTGTACGTCCGCGCCCTGTATGAACGTCACCATCCAGAGCTGCTTGCCCTGCGCGGCCTGCATCGCCATATAGTGATCTGGGATGCCCCGGCTCGATTTGCGGCAACTCAGCGCCACCGCCACCGGCGTGCCGTCCGTGAACCCGCCCTGGCCGTCCGCCACTCTAGGCGTTCGGGTGCGCGTACACGTATCGGGTAGCGCCTCGGCTTGTGCGGCGCGCATGGCGGCAAGTTGGTCTGTAGTCAGCATCAGTCATCCTGCTCCGCAAGGTTTCCGATCCAGGTGAATCGTGATCGCTCCTTGGGCCACTTGACCAGCGTCGTGCTGCTCGGAGTGCGCCGCGAGCGGTGATAGCGTGCCTGCTGCATGTACTGTGCCACCTGCTGGCTGCGGCTATAGCTTGCTCCGTCCGCTGTAAAGTCGAACGCCTCCGCGATAGCCGCGGCCTTTTCTTCCCATAGATCGGCAGCGGCGGCGTGCAGGTCATACGTCGGATCCCAGTCGCTATGGTCAGGAGCGCGAAACTCGCCGTCCATAACCGGGTTGGCCTCGATATAATCCGCCAGCGCGCCATCATCGTAGGTCGCCGTGGTCGGCTCCGCTATCATCCGCCGCAATCTGGCTATCTGCTCTGCCGTCGCTGCCATTCGTGTTGCTCCTAGGCCCTGATGTACTGTACATAGAGGTCAGCTACCTGGCCTTCCGCATCCGCCGAGGGCGTCACGGTAAGGTAGTCGCCATCCTCCCAGATGATCGAGTCCGCATCATCTTCGGTTTTCATGTCAAGCAGCGTGCCCGTAGCAGCCGCCGCGCTAGCGTCAATGATGTTGGCCAGATCAGCGCCCTCCGCGCCCACGCCTACGTTCAGGGTTCGGGCGCCGCCCGTGGCCTCCGTAGTCACGTTGATAAAGACGCGGTAGATGATGACGTCCGCCCCTTCTGGATTCAGCAGGTCCAGGCAACCAGCGTTGCCATCGCCATCCTCCAGCGCTACCTTGAAACACCCCTTGTTCTCAGCCATATCGTCCCTCCTAGCCTACGGCTATAACGTGGATCACGTCACCGGCCACGAGGTCAGTGCCCGAGTCCACCTTGTGTAAAATGTGTAGCGGAGGCCCAGCCTCCAGTGTGCAAGCGCCCGTGGGAGTCTTGGCCGACCCTGAACTGTCCACCACATAATGACGCCAGTACGCGGGCGCAAAGGGCAACTTGATATGCACCCAATCCGCCAACACGTCCTGGTCCGTCACCTCACGCTCGATAGCGATCATGCGAATCAGCCCAGCCTCCACGCCGCCTTCCAGATCTTCGACGGTCACGCGCGCCACCGAGTCTGTACTGACATCCAGGTTGCCAGCCTCACCGGGAACGTCCGCGAAAAGCACAATGCTGTGCGTGCCGACCTTGACCGCCGTGACCGCTGGGTTCCCGGGTCGCGTGTCGCCGTTGATGGCGTCCAGTAGCGAATCCACGGAGTCCTCCTGGCTGCCCCCGTTCACCCAGATGCCTTCTGTCGGGTCTGG